CTAAGTGCTTTCCTGGCACTTAAATGGAGAAGGGGATGCTTGTCTCCCGGGATGGGTTACAAGACACCGACCTTTGGTTGGTGAGAGGGAAGGGGGGCGACCCCCTTTACCGTGAGCGTCATCCTGTCAGCTACCTAGACACTCTGGAGGTGGAATTCCTCCACAATGCGGAAGGCTAATACCCTAACCCGTTGGAAAACGAGTGAAGACGTCTAGCCGTTGAGCACTGCTCTAAAACCAAAACACAAAAAAAGATTACTAACAATATAAAACAATTCTTTGCCATTTTAAAATGACTCAGAGATTGTAGAATACTGAAAGTAGAACCTTCTTTGGGTTTGGCTCTAGATGAGAGTTTCGGTAACTTAGTAGCGTTATGGAGGTCCACAAAGGGAGACTTAGAGACAATCAACAGACTTAAAAATCTGCGGGTTATGCTCTATGCCTACCTTTCTGGGCGTCCAATCCAGATGGTTGGGTACGCGCAATTTAAGAACGGTATACCGAGAGCTTTCGCTCCCGCATACGCGCTCCTAAGTGCGAAGGACCCTCACACAGTAAGATACATCCTATCACTTTTACAAGTGAGTCGGTGCATCCCTGCGTGAAAGAAACCAGACCTTAGGACTGTAACAGACCCAGGTAAACAAGTGCCAGAAATTCTTTTAAAGGAATTCGAGGCCATTGTCCCTGGGCTGCTAGAGACCTTTGGTAATGATATCAACAAACCATTAGAATGGGACAGACTCCACGTAGCCACAACAATGGGTCCGTCGGGGCCATCCATGCTGCAATCGGCAACCCTGATTCCTATAGTCCTGAAGAGGTTTTCACACCTCTTCGAGAATCTAGGGGCAGGAGAGCTTCTTGCATACATGAAGTCTATACCCGAGTCGTTCAGTAAACACTGGGAAAGTATTTACCCACAGAAGCACAGCAATGTGCTTAGGCGGATATCTACCGTACCAGATGTAGACGGAAAGACAAGGCTTATAGCTATCCTCGATTACTGGTCACAGTCAATCTTGAAGATCTATCACAAGGACCTAATGTCCTCACTGATGAGAATCCAAAAGATCGATATGACCTTTGGTCAAGGAATTGCGCCCTTCGGGCCTGAAGACCAGAAGTACCATAGCTTCGACCTTACAGCCGCTACCGATCGTTTCCCGGTTGCAATAACCGAGATAATGATCGCTGCGATGTACGGAACGAGCGCTGGTGCTGCCTGAAAGGAGCTGATGGTGGGCGAGGCCTTCAAATGGAAGGACAAGACTGTAAAATACAGTCGTGGCCAACCAATGGGGGCTTACTCATCATGAGCTTCTTTTAGTCTAAATCATCACATGGTAGTCCAGTGATCTGCATTAAGGGCCGGAGTCGAAACTCCGTTCCTAGATTACAGATTACTAGGTGATGACATTGTGATCCGGAATGATGCTGTGGCAAATTCATACCTCAAATTGATGGCTTATCTTGGAGTCGAAATCTCTGAAGCTAAAACTTTAGTGAGTGAAAACTCATTTGAGTTCGCTAAGAGATTCTGGCTCAATGGCGAAGAGGTTACAGGTTACCCAGTTGCTGGGCTCCTGAACACCTTCACCAGATGATCTGAATTTCTTCAGGTCACAAGAGAAGCATCAAGGAGAGGCTATGAGTCCCTCATCACTATACCGGGAAGGAAGTTTAGAGACCTGTTCACATCCCTACACTTCGCCGACCCTTGTAAGGCAACGAGGTTATTAACCTCAAGGTCTTACTCGGAGCGACTTGTGCGGAAAATGATCAGTTTAAACTGATTATGGGAAAAGGGCGCAGACCCTGAGCAAACCGCAAGGTTTGCCAGAATCTGGCACTTCAACCATAGCTGTAACCTGAGTTTAAAGACTCTAAGACTTATCATCATAGAGTCCTTAGCTCAGATAAAAGCAAATCAGCTTCTCGATTCCTGTCGAACTCAAGTACAAACCATTAATGGTTTTATAACGAAAGTTAAACAGGGGCTTCCTGGTGACATTGAGATCCCCCTGACCGAGGTACCGCTGGTGAAGGCCTTAATGACCAACTTCAGCGATATGCAAGGCCAGATGGAAGATTTTCGGGAGCTTAGTAAAACCGTTTCACGGGATAATACTGAACCCTTCGAAAAGATTCTATTTGAAGAATTGTTGATACCAGAAATAAATCCGGAAATCTTAGACTCTTCAAGGAGAGCTCTTCGAATTGCGACTACTGACAAGC